GAGCTTGTCTTTCTTCAATATCGTCAACTTTAAAAGCAAACGCATTAGCTTGGTCTACTACTAGTTGAAGTTGGTCATCAGCCAAATTTTGGATGTTGATTTGTCCACCTCTAGTATAAGATGCTACGCTAATTGTAGGCTCTTTAATAATGTTAACTGTATCTCCGTAAGCCTCAATCTCACCTGCATAATCAGTATTAGTAATATCTTCTACTACTGATGCAGTTCTAAAGAACTTTTGGACTTTTTGGCTGTAAATTGCTGGTAGCCAATTACCCGAAGGTAAGTTGTCATAACCTGCTGATTGTGATATAGCCATAATTAGTCCTCCTATAGACTGTTAAAGATTAATTACGAATCCTACCCTCCAATCTTGCTAAATCTATATCTTTCTCATATTTTACAAATTCATGAGGTTTTAATTTTGCAATCTCGTTAGCACTCCAAATTTTTTTATCTCCTGCTTCAATGTCTTTTTTAGAAGTAGAAGTAACAGATTTAGATGCCTCCTTTTTATTAACATTAGCTTTTTTAGCTTTTGTTATCCCTGCATCCAATTTATACAAATCTATTGCACGGCTTGCTAATGTAGCATTAGAGGTATTATCATACAACCACCCTTGAATAGTAGAATCTTGTTTTGAAACCCAATCATGAAATTTATCATCTGCCCTAATGTCATTAAAGTCTGGATGAAGTTTTGATAATTCAACTTCAGCCTTATCTTTAGCTACGTTAGCTTGTGCAGTTTCCAAATCTTTTAATTTAGTTTCTACAGCTTTGGTTTTTTCATCCGCTTTTGCATGTGCTACAGTTTGTATAACATCATACACATCTGGATATTTATTTCGCCAAGCTTCAATTTCTTCTTTAGTTTTGGGTAGTGCTTGTTGTGTACTTTCTTCTAACTGACGTTTAAGATTAGATGTTTCTTCTTTATGCTTATTAACAGTAGAATCGTAGTGTCGTTTAAGGTCGTCATAACGTTTCTTAAACACTTTCTCTTCAGCATTTACAGGGCGTTCCTCTACTGGAGTGGCTTCTTCTTCTGAAGAAGTGTCCTTTGAGTCGGTTGCTGTATCCTCTGGTTCAACCTTACGTTTGTAAGGTCTAGGCTCGAGAAGAGCCTTTGTATTTTGTTCCTGCTCAATTTCTTGTTCAGTAACTTTATTTTCTTCTTCCATTTTATCCTCCTTTTTGGTGCTGTTGGAAAACAGGTGGCCTAGAGTCGCATTGGTGCTATGACTAAGGTGTCATAGGTGGCCTATCCATTTTAGGTGCTCCTAAACCTTCTGGTGAAGGCATTGGAGCTTCTGCCGCCATCGGTGGCTGACCTGCCATCGGTGATGGAGCAGAAACTGGTTGTGGTGTAGCAGGAGGTTGTGCATTTGCAGTCATATCCTGTACAAATTGTTGCATAGATTCTTCTGGACTACTTCCAGGGTATCTAGCCATTACTATTGAAACTGGTATTACCACTACTGGTTCTGTTGGCCCTCTATCAGCTACAGGGCCAATATCAATACCTTTTGATTGTAGTGCTTGTTTTACATCTGGTGTTAAATGCATATCTAAAATAGCATCTTCTCTTTTACCCATTGGTGGTTGTCCCATAGGAGATTCTCCCCCCATTGGGGCATTTGGATTATTCATCATTCCGTTAGCCATATATTTCTCCTATTATCTTCTTTTAAATCTAGATTGGTCTTCTCCACTTTCTCGTGAAAAATAACTTTCAGTTTGTTGTCTTGGTGTTTGAGACATAATTCCTGCTCTTGGGCCTACTTTTACTGCCCTATCCATGTTTCCAAATGGATTTTGATAATCTTTAGTTGTTACTGGTTTAGGGTCTTTAGGTGTAAATGTAAATCCTTGAGAGCCTCCGCCACCAGTTTGATTATCTGTAACTTTTGTATAAGTGTCACCTGTATTTTTATCTACAATGGTGTCACCTTTTTTAGTTTCTTGCATTTCTGCAAATTCTTGTTTTGCTTTTTCTGTTTTTATTTGTTCTTGTTTTAATTTTTCTTCTTTTATTTTTGTGTCAACTATTTCATAACCATCAACATCTGAATCAGACGCATATAAATTTTTAAATTTGTTAAATGAATCTTCATTAATAATTTGACCAAAAGTATCAACAGATTCTTGTATTGGTTTTGGTATATATAAATTACCTTTAAATGGTAAATTAGGATTATATACTTTTCCACCTTTTTGTGCAAAATTAATTGCAAATCTATTTGCTTGTGAATTTTCACCAAATTGTGCTAAAGCTCTTATTCCTAAAAATGGTACAGTAGATTCTGGTGCACCAATAAATACACCTGCATCATTAAAATAACCTTCGTTTTTACCAAACTCTACCATTTCATCATATGACATGTTTCTAAAATCAACATAATTTGCTTGTGGATTATCTCTATTTGGGTCTCCTTGATTTGGGTCTGGTTCTGGTTCACCATAATATGAAGGTGCTCTATAATTTGGGTCTGGAACACATTGTTTTAATACATCATCATAAATATATCCCGCAGGACATGGGTCTGTATTTGCATCTGGTTGTGAACTACTTGGTTCACTTGGAACAAATTCAAAATCTGGGTCTGGTGATGTAAATCCAGACCAACTATTTCCTGTGTTTGCAGGATATTCATAATCTACATTTTGATAACTCCACGAATCAGTGGACTCATCATATGTTAATTGTAAATTTGTTCCTGTTGTCATAATTTTTTATTATTAAGTTGTTCCTTGAGTGCCAGTAGCTCTCTGAGTGAAGCCAGTCTCCCCTGCTTGCGGTACACCTCCAACTCCGATGTTGCCACCTCCAACGCCAGTTGGGTCATTTGGATTTGCTCCTGGAGGTACTTCTCCAGGTTGGGCCACATTGGGCTGTTGACCATTGCCTTCATTTTGTTGATTTCCATTTGCCATCCCCATTATTTTTGCAAAAATTGCCGCCCGTTCTGGGTCGTTAATTAATTTTTCTGGTTCTATATCAAGTGACTTTGCAATTTCTGATAACACAGAATGCCATTTTACAAATGGTGCTAGGTTTTGATTAGAAGCAGTTTGTAAGAAAGTCATCAATCTTTGAGACCTTACTTCTTTCTGCATTAATGATGAAGTACCTCGTGCTTTTACATCTAGGTCTCCTCTTATTTCTGGGGTATCTTCATTAAATTGCATATTCCAAGCAAACATAGATTCACCTAGAGGTCGTAATAAATAATCATCAATATTTTTTACTACTGTTTTAATACTAAGAGCCGCCGCTCCCATTAACATAGACATACCTGCGGCAGTTCTAGTTGTAGACTGAACACCTGTTGTTCCATGTGAATAGGATGGTATACCTGTGGATTCATCAGCAAGCTGTCTAAATCTATCAAACATCATTAAATTTTCATTTGCTGTGTTTGGAAACTTAACACCATGTATTGATTGTCCTGGTTGACCACTTTGTCTTCTAAATATTTTACCTGGAAATACTTTCATATCTTGCCCAGGCACTAGCATTGTCTCATCGACATCGAATACTAGATTACCTGCAAGGGCAAGATTATCAATAGCCATTCTTGCATGACCATTCATAATTGTTTGTGCGTCATCCATATTTTCTGGAATACCTACACCAAAAAATTGATATGGATTTATTTCATATGGGCACACCATATAAGGTAATCTTGCAGGAGTAAATGGATTAATAACTAATCTTAATATTTTTCCATTACATACCCAACAGTTTACAGAGAGTTCATCTAAATCATCCATCTCATCATCTATTTCTAGACCTGCTTGTTCTGCTAATTCCTTATCTAAATATCCCCAAAATTCTAAAATTTCAAATCTATTTTTATCAAATTCATCAGTTGTTTCTCTATCTAATAAAGAACTTTCATATCCACGAGCTTCATAGTTTGGCCCCATAGATAAACATTCTTTTACAGCATCTTCTCTAAAGAAAGGCCTATTCATTAAATCTCTAACTTGAGTTTTTGTATAATTATGTCTTTCTATTACATAGTCTGCATCATCAACTGTAACTGCATCTGGGTCTGGATAAAAATCCCAACAAGATACAGCCTCTATTCTAGGTACTAATTTACTTTTTGGATTATAAATATTTGTACCTGTTTCACTATCTTTTTCCCATTTATGAGAAATTTTATCATAACTAAATGGGCCTTTAACAATACCTGTACCTAATAAAGCCATTTCAAATAATGAATGTCTAAATACAGATGTAGCACTTGATTCACCTAATTGGTCATGAATAAGTTTTTCCATATTTTTTGCAGATATTTCCGCAGGACTAATTTGAGGTTCAGAACGAGAATCTTTTGAAGGGCCTTCTGAAAAATTAGCATTTTCATACTCTTCTTTTAATCCACCTAATATAGAATCAAATGTAGCACCTGGTTCTAAATCATTACCATCACCTGGAAATCCGTATGGACTTCTTGTTTCTTGCTGTGGTTCTTTAGTAACATGAGCATACTCTGCAATATCTTCTGGTACAGTTGTAGGGTCAATACCTAATGGAAATTTTCCACTAGAAAATAATACTTCAATAATTTGACCATAAGCGGCCATGACTTTTGTTTTTGTTATTTTAACAAATACTTTAGATTTTTCACTTTCTGTAAAAGCCATATCATTACCATAAATTCCTCTATAGTTACGATAAGCTCTTAGCCATCTTTTTTCATCAAATTGTCTAGCATTTTCAGATGCTTGAAATTTAGCCTTAATAACTCCAGCTAAACTATTATATGCATCTTCTTGTTCAGTATCACCCAAAACAATAATTTGGTCATCAGCCATTAATTATTTTCCGTCTGGTACGTTTGAAACTTCACCACTAGAATATTTTTTTAAAATATTTGTATCTGGTTTTTCTTTAGCAGGTGCTCCATCAGCAACATTAGATAACTCTCCGCTAGAATATTTTTTTAAAATACTTGCATCTGGTTTTTCTTTTGCTGGTGCACCATCAGCTACTTCTGATACTTCACCTTGTGTATATTTTTTCAATATGTTCATTATTACCTCCTAATAATCTTTTTCGTCTGCTTTTGTAAATACAGATTTATCTACATTGTTTTTATTTTTTTTAGGAAACTCATTTGGTCTAGTTTCAAAATTGGCTTGTACTGCCATATCTATTTTTTCACCAACTGGAGTATCTTTAGGATAATCCTGTGCAGTGTCTCCCTGTTTATATTTTGTTAATACTGGTTGTGGCATTCAGCCCTCCTTTATACTTTTTCTTAAATAATCCATTAATTTAGGATTATCTACTAAAACTGTTGTTAAACCATTTGTTAAACCATTAACTATAGTTTCTTCTTTCTCTCCAACATCTATATTCCATTGATACACTACTGCATGTATTATTTCATGTAATAATGTGTTAGCATGAGAAACTCCTTTTTCTTCATCAGTATATCCGATGATACCTTCTTTTGCAAAAAACTGTCCTTGTGCTTCATTTGCACTAGCAACAGTTTGTTTCCATTTTTCTAACCTATATTCTTTATAACCTATTTTTATTTTTTCTGGTATCATTAGTATCCAAATATTCGGTCAGCAGGTTTAAATAATTTTTCTTTTTGTGTTTGTAGATATGTATCATTATTATACGCATTTGGGTGTAATGGTCTTGACATTGCTCCATAACGTAATGCATCATATGCATGGTCTTCTACATCAGTATCTACATCCTCTGGATTATTTCTATCTACAGGAAGTAGGGGTAAAGTTCTTAATAAATTTTTACAATTATTAAAAATTTTTAAACATGGCTCACCAGTTCTTTCATTTATAGAAAAACGTTTATGTAATTCTAATTTACCATTTATTCTACTTCTTGGTGACCTATCAGATGGTCTCCATTTACATCCTTGTTGTATCATTGTTTCTGCTATACTAGGGCCTACGTCTCCACGCCTTGCCCAAGTAGATGAATCAAGTACACCATATCTTACATACTCATTTTTTTCAGCTTCAAGAACTTTTTGTGCAAATATATCTGCTGTTACTCTTTGTGTATATAATTCTCTATATACCCATAAATTATTATCAAAATCAATAGCAACCCATAAACAACAAGCATAAGAAGCATAACCCCAATCACAAGTACGAAACCTGTGCCAATTACGAGGTATTTCAAAAGGTTCAGAAACATGTTTTATAGGGTCAAATTCTGGAAATGCAGAATTTTCAAATGCACTCCAATCACCATCTAAAAATTGTTTACGTTGTACTTCTGGTAAAGATGACAACATAATAAGATAATCATCTGTTTGCATTAGATAAGGATTATCTTGTAATTTAGCAGGTATAAATCTTCTTGTAATTTTTTTCTGACCTGCTATAGTATCTACTATTACATCAAAGGGTTTGCCTGGGTCTGTTGGGTCAATAAACATTTCTTTTACCCATCCAGAACCTACGTTACCTGGATTGCCTGTGGCTCTCATGAACACAGGTATATCTGGGTCTACACTTCTTAGGGAGGAACGTAAGAAATTGTAAATCTCTGGAGTAGGATATTGAGGTAATTCATCAATACCTATCCATGTATAAGACTGTCCTTGATAACGAAGAACGTCTGTTAAATTTTCTGCATAACCAAATTCTATTCTAGCACCAGATGGAAATCTCCATTCTTTTTCTTGTTCTCTCCATTTAGCACTTGGAAATGCTTGAGAATATAAACGTTGAGAATGGTTAATCATATCTCTAAGTTCTGGCATAGAACGTCTAATTAATAATGCTCTATGATTTTGTTTATCACAATATCTAAGTGGGTCAATAAGCATAGCATAAGATTTGCCTCCGCCTCTTGCTCCACCATAAAATACTTCTCTTTCAGACGCCGCTAAAAATGTTGTTTGCGGCCCTTCATTTGGTTTAAAGATAATATTATCTTCTATATGTTCTTGTACATTTGGTGCAAGATTTTCTACATTATTTGTTGTTAATACAGTAGACTCTTTACCTTTTAAAGCTTCATCAGCTTTTAATAAATTTTCTTTTTTCTTTTTAGCATTGTGGAACTCAGTTTGAGCTTTTGTTATTTTTTTATTCTGTTCTCTTAAAGTTCTTTGTGCAGATATTTTTGCTTTTACTGCACTGCTAAAGTTTCTTGTTCCTTGAGCTTTACCTCGTTTTCTTCCAAGGTTTGCTTTTGGCTTTGGTGGTTTGAGTTCTTCCATTTTTCAAATATTTTTTTTAATCCAACATGACTAATTGGTCTTTTAGTTTTTGCTTTTAACCAATTAGCTACTTCTCTATATGAACAACTTTCTAAATATTTTATAGCTTGTTCTAGAGCTTCTAACTCTTCGGGTATAGGTTCTAGATATTTTGTATCTTCTGCTAACTTATATCCGAAAGGTATTGTTCTTGCTTTACGCTTGATTAGTTCCATCTTTAGGTGGTAATATAAATATTCCGTGAGCTACTTTTCCAGTAATGTCAATCTTTTCTTTTTTAACAAGACCAGTTCTATCTAAAATTTGTTTTGCCGCTTCCATGCGTATATTAGCTCCTGGAGTAGTTCCATCATCATCTAAAGCATTTACTAATCCTTTTACAGCTTTTGCAGAATTAAATGCCAAAGAATATTCTGCTCTTTCAAGTATTTCATCTTTTAAAGATTTAACAACTTTACTATATGAAGATGGGGAATATCCTGCTATCTCTCCTGCTCTTTTTGGACTGCCATTAGCTTCTCCAAATAAAGCGTCAATAAATTTTTGTTGTTGTTCTGTTAATTCTTTATTTTCTTTTTTTATTGGTAGCATTCCATCCTTTTCCAAATAGTAAATCAGATAATTGCATAAATGATGCAACTAAACCAAATCTATCGTTAGAGCCAACGTCTTTTTTGTTTACTTTTTTCTCTTTTTTCTTTAGACCAGTCTGGCGTTTTGATTGTTTTGTCTTTTTCCCTTTGTTCATATCCTCGTTCTGCTGATTGCAATATTGTTTCTCTTATTTTATCTTCTTTTCCACCCATATCTGATAAAACAGATATTTTAGGAGCAGATAAAACTCTTCTAATAAAAGGAGACCTACACGGATTGTTTCTTTTACTAATTGGAAGGTGTTCTGTAAATTTTTCTCCTGTTTTTTTATTTTCATATTCGTATAATGGCATTATTTTTTTCTTGCAGTTTGTCTGGCTCTTTTAAATTGTGATGCAGTAGGTGCACCCTTATCACCTTTTTTTCTCATTTTTTCACCACGCTTTCTTTTAGCATGGATATTTGCATATAATCCTTTTCTTGCCATTACTTTTTTTTATGTCTATTAGCAAAGTTACGAGCAGATTCTTCACTGCGAAATCCCCATTTGCGAAGTGCTAGTGCCTTTCTAGTTGGGCGACCTTTTTCATCTTTCATAGGGCCTTTCATTCCTGCAAATCTAGCGGCAAAAGAAACTCGGCGTGGATTAACTCCCGATTTTACTGGAGCTTTTAAATTAGCACCTTCTTTTCTTTTAAAGTATTTTCTACCTGCCGCAGTTAACCCGCCAGTTTTACTTTTATGTTCTTTTCGCATTTTTTTTATTTAAAACTTTTTTTAATGTGTTAGCCTGTTTTTTATGTGACTTAGATGCTTTTGATAAGCCCTTTACCACTTTTTTAATTTTTCTTTTTTGACTATCAAGCACTATTTTTTTGATTTAGCTTTTTTTGCTTTTTTAGCTTTAGCCATCATTGCCATTTTATTAGCACCCATCATTGCTTTGCCATTATTTTTTTTAGCTCTTTTTTTCATTCCTCTTGCCATGAATATCTCCATATTGTTTTCTTACAAGAACTGTATCAGCATAATACTCATCTGACCAATGTTCGTAGTAATCTGTTTTACTTAAAGATGAACTGCCATCTTCAAGTTTCTGATAGCTTTGAATTAGAACCATATAAAAATCATTGTCTGGCTCAAACTCTTCACTCTCAAGAAATCCTATAACTTCATCATCGGGATAACTTGCTATTAAATATACATCATCCCTTACAAAAACTTTATTTAATGCATGAACATAATCACTTAGTTCATCTGATGTTATTGTCATATCATCACAAGCAACAATAACTACATCATTAATACCAAATGATTTACACTCATCAACTACTTTATTTAAAAAATCTTTTGATTCTTTTATTTCAACAATTCGTAGTTTATTGTCTTCTCTTGTTTTTTTAGCAAAAGGACATACAGGTTTACCACCTAAATCCTTGTTTGGTTTTTCAAGAAAATTTTTAGACCAAGATATTATGTCTTGGGTTATTGTTCGTTTCACGAAAACTGTCTATATGCTCTTGTTTTTTTTGCTATTCGTTTTGGTTGTTTAGCTACTTGTTTTCCTGCTTTCTTAGCTTTTCTTTTAGCTTTAGTAGTAGCGGCATACTCAGAAGGAGATAGAGCTTTAATCGCTTTTTCTGGAAGATACCTTTCACCAGTAACAGAGCTTTTTTTACCACTCTTTGTTCTCCATTTTTGTTTGCCCCAGGCTTTAAGACTTCTTTGACTTTTTGCCAGTGCCATTTTTCTTTTTCTTTCTTGCTAGTAACTTAAAATCACCTTTGTCAATTTTTTTATTTTTATTTAAATCTAATTTTTTTTGATTACCTTTTAGCATTACTTATATCCTCCACCTGCTTTTTTATAAGCCTTTGCTAATGCTTGGGCTTTTCTAGCTGACCATTTGCCTGCCGCAGTTCCATGACTAGCTTGAGCTTTAATTCTATTAAATATTGCTTTACGTTTACCAGGCTGTGTATAATTACCTGCTTTATTAACTGTTGATTTGGTTTTCTTTTTAGCCATCGTGTTCACAACAATTACATTGGCATTCGCCACCACAACATGACCCACCATTTGAACAATGACAAGCATGACCACATGTTTTGCATGTACCACAATCATTAGGCTCTGGTCTTAAATGCCATCCATATCTTTCTGTGTATACTGCTTTTTCTAACATTATTTTTTTCCTGCTTTTTTATTTCTAGGAAAAGACCTATTAGCTTTTTTTGATGTAACCGCAAGGTTTTTTCGGGAATTGTTCATAGGATTGCCATCTTTATGATGAACATCCATACCATTTTTACCTTTTAGGCGATTTGCCTTATTTCTACCTGCTCTTCTTTTCTTTTGAGTAGGTTTTGAGTGATAATTATCGTATTCTTTTTTATAATTTCTAGTTGGCATACATAGATTTAGATTTTTTAGCTTTTTTATCAGCTTTCATCTTCATCATAGCAGATTTGGTTTTAGCAGTTCCGCCTTTACCCATTCTTTTTTTCATTCCTGCCATTTTCTTAGTAGTTTTTTTACCTAATTTTCCGTACATATGTAATTTCCTCGTTTAAATTATATTTTTTATCATTTTTTCTATAGATTTATAGTCAATCATAGGACTATGTCTAAATTTGTGTACCTTTTTAAAACTTTTTTGTAAACTTTCTCGTATTTTTTGTTTATCTTCTTTAGATGTTGCATTATAAAACTGCTGACTTTGTTTTATTATTTCTTCTTTTAAGCTGAACAGGCCAGACATTCTTCTTCTTCTTGTGTTTCTTCTTTTTTATCTACTTTTTTTAACCTAGTATTTTCTGCACGGAGAGAAATTCTATCTTGATAGGCTTTATCTAACTTATCATACAGATAAGTTTTATCTGCTTTTAGTATTTCTACGTCTTTCTGTAAGTGTTTTACTGTTTCTGTTAGTTCGCTAATCATTTCATTTGTTGTCATTTTGTTCTCCGTGGTTTAAAGTATAGGGTACCAATGGAAAACATTGCATCCATTGGTTAGAAATCGTTGGAACTCGTGTTTATCGTGGTGAGTTCCCTAGACCACCAATGGAAAGTGTATTTTTTACGGCGTATAGCCTTAATGGTTATTAAAGCGTGTGTGCTATGTTGCCAAATAAAAAATACATACCCTCTATTATAGTGCTTTACAACATTCTGTCAACTACTTTTTTAAAATAATTTATTTTTTTATTGACAAATCTGTATACACAGGTATAATAAATTATCCCCTTATAGGGAGGCTCTACGTATACAGTATAGATACAGAATTTTTATTATTTAAGGGTGCGGCCATAGTGGTTTACACCCTTTTTTTTACTTTTTAGCCCAATGGCG